TCTATGTCGCCGGAAAATGCAACAAGAACGCCCCAGTTTGAGTGCCCTTTCTGCGTGAGTTTATCGCGTAAAGCGCGGGCATAAAGAACAGCTTCTTTTCTGGAAGAAGTAACAACCATGGCTTTGCCTTTGCCGTCTATTGTCTTGCATCCAGTCTGTTCAAAATGCTCAATGATGATATCTGTAACTTTAGAAATGCGATGTTCATGCTCGGCTACATATTTCGCAGCCATGCCGTAAATCATTTTTGAATCGTACTGATTATCATCATCTTCATTTTTAATTCTGAGGTTATAATACTGCTTGTAGGTAGAATAATTTACAAGGACATCAAGAATGTATTTTTCTTCGATTGCCTGCTGCATTGAATAAACATGGAAAGGTCTGAAACCGTCTACTTCTTTTCCTGATTTTGAATCGGTAACTTTACAAGGAACACCGAACATCTGGAGTGTCTGTCCGGTTGGAGTTGCTGTAAAAGCAAAGAAACTCATGTTTGATTGCTTACCGGTTGCAACCTGTTTTAAGATTTTTTCCTGCTCTTCGCCTGGGATTTAATGGAAATCTGCAACTTTCAGGACAGATTATTTCCATTGTTACTGACTAAACACAATAAGTAAAAGTGCCTTTTATTTCGTAATACTGTTTTCCTTGAGCTCCCCAAATTTTAATTCCTGATTCACGAGGAATCAATCTTACTGTACCATTTGTGTTATTGCGTTCTTGCGTCATCATGACATGTTCTGTATGAAAATATTCAGCATTCGGAATAAATTCAGCAGGATAATTAATGACTTGAGTGTCATTATTAAATGTAAAAGTCTGAGTAGCATTTGCTAAGTGTAAGAAGCAATTAACAATATTCCCTGTTTTTGTAAATTTAACAAAACCATTTGTAATATTGAGCCTTTTTGATTCTACTCTGTATAAATTTTCCAGTTAAGTAAAATAAGCAACAGCAACTTTTATCGTAGCAAGTGGTGCAGTTGATAAATTACCTTGACATCCCATTCTAATGCAGCTAAAATCATAGTCTATATTACTGTATTCAACTAATGCACCTTGATTCACGTTAGTCACAGCTATTATCTTATTTACGTTTATGTGTCCAGGTAATGTGGCATACCATTCTGTGACGTTTTCTCCAGCAAAATATCCCCAAAAATTTGTTGCAGCTAATACTTCGACTTTGAATAAATTTTCCACTCTATAATATTAGTAAAAATATCATAGAGGAGAGTGGAAAAAAATGGAATTAGAAGTAATCACAGGAAGAAATGCACAAATTTATGTGGAGTATCTGAACAGCTGCATAGCAAAGAATGAAGCAACCAAGAATACGACTTACAAGACATATTTCAACAATATGAAACAGTTTGTTGAGTACATCAAGAAGTATGAAAACAATCGTTATTTGCTTAGTAAAGATACGCTAAAAATCATTGTGGGTGTGTTGGAACGGTATATAAGATATTGCAGGGAAGTGAAAGGGAATAACGCACAGACGATTAATAATAAACTAACTGCGATTTCTAGCTTCTATATTTGGGCAGTCAAAAGGAATTTAATATCAGTTCATCCGTTCCGGGACAAATTGGACAGACTGAAAGTAACCGATACAGAAAAGCGGAGAAATAGTTATTATTTAAGCAATAAAGAAGTGATTGAGGTAAACATCAAAATGGAACTGGAGAAAAGATTTGATTTACAGGACAGGATAATTTTCAATTTAATCATTGATACAGCTTGTAGAATTAGTGCATTACAAAGTATTAAATTAGAAAATATTGACTTGGAAAACGGGATAATAACAGGAATTGTGGAAAAAGAACAGAAGATTGTGGAATTTGGAATATTTGAGGAAACAACAAAATTAATAAGGGAGTGGTTAAAATGTAGAAAAGACGACATAGAATACTTATTTGTTACTAAATACAGTGGAGTATTTAAACAAATGAGTAAAAGTACAATCAGGGATAGAGTGCGAAAAATAGGAAAACTTGTGGGAATAGATAATCTATATCCGCACAGTTTGAGAAAAACATCAATAAATCTTATTGCAAATAGTGCTGGAATTGACTTGGCAAGTGAATTTGCAAATCATTCTGGAATAGATGTTACAAAGAAACATTACATCAAGAAAACTACTGCAAAAAATAGAAAAAACAAACTGCTAGAAATCCGTAAAAAAGCGGGATTTTAGCATAAAAATTAAGATAAATTTGGGAATTACCACAGAATCAAAATCAATAAAAACAGAGAAATGGAGTGATAAAATGACAACAGTAATATACATTTACTTGATAGCAACAATGGAAAATATCGCACAGCCAGTAACTACTGGACTTGAGGATTTCAAGGAAAATCCGACAATGTTTTATCCTGACTGGAACGAGGAAACAATGAAATATTCTACCGTGTTACTTCAAAATCCAGTTGTGGATGTCGAAACTGGAGAGTTAAGAGAAATGACTGAGTTTGAAAAGGTTAAGGCTGGAAAAAGAACACTAGATGATGGAAGTTATCTTGATGAAGCAAACAAAACTATTGCAACGATAGCCAAACCAAATCCATATAGCACTTGGGATAGCAAAAATAATGCTTGGGTAGAGGATAAAATCGAAAAATTACAATATTTAAAAAGCGAAAGATACAGCAAACAAAAAGAGTTTGTAGACTTAAAGAAGAGATTAGCTGAGTTAGAGGATGAAAAAACAGAATTTGAAGAGTTAGCGTTTCCGACAGACCAAACTGAGGCTAATATTACTGAAACATCTGAAAAAATGGATAATTTGAAAAAAGAGATTGCTGCATTGACGAAAGAAATTAAAAAAGTAGAAAAGGAAGTGATTTAAATGGACAGATTTGATAAAATATTTGACTATCTGCTGAAAGTTGAGGGCGGATATTCAAATGATAAGCACGATAAAGGTGGAAAAACTAAGTATGGGATAATTGAAGAAGAAGCAAGAGACTTTGGGTACAAAGGCGATATGCAGGATTTGACAATAGATTTTGCAAAGAATATTTATCTAAAAAAATACTACTTAGGAAACAAGCTGGATAAAATTATAAATGATAAAGTGGCTTTATCAATATGTGATTGGACTGTGAATAGTGGAAGAAATGGAACAAAAAATGCGCAGGTTGCAATAAATCAACTTACTAATGCAAATCTTGATGTAGATGGAATAATTGGAAATAAAACTTTGGAGGCATTAAATGCGGTAAATCCTGATAAATTTTTGAAAGTTTATCATAACTTGCAGAGAATTTATTACAGGGGTAAAGTTGAAGCTGACAGGACACAGGAAAAATTCTTTGACGGCTGGATGAACAGAATTGCAAGAAAAGAAGAATATTTGAGAGATTGGGATAAGGAAAATGCAACAACAGGAAATAAAAAATATTCTTTTGCCCAGTCAAGTCTGGACAAAATGAAAAAAGTACATCCGAAGCTGGTTGAAGTAATGAAAGCAGCAATTGAAAACAGCCCATTTGATTTTAGAATCACGGATGGTGCTAGAACAGCAGAGGAGCAGTTTGCTTTATACCAAATCGGAAGAAGCAAGCCAGGCAAAATTGTAACAAATTGCGATGGGAAAAGAGCAAAATCAAACCATCAAGTCAAGTCAGACGGATTTGGACATGCAGTTGACATATTCCCTTGTGGAGTTATTGAAAATGGAGGATATAGAAAATTCACATCTGCTGAGGGATATGATGAGAAAAAATTGAAATTAATCGCAAATCATATCTTGGCAGTTGCAAAAAGCAAAAATGTAAATGTTGAATGGGGGGGAAACTGGAGAATGAATGACACGCCGCATTTTGAACTGAAGTAGTAAAAAAATGACTTGAATACAAGCTGTATTTGGACGTTAAAAATAATTTTGGTATAAATAGTTAGCTAATAAGCGAAAATTGATTGTAGGGCTTGTTAGCTAGCTTAAAATTGATATTAATAAAAACAAGAAATTAGTACAATGACAATTGAATAATGACTGTGAAAACTAAAATATTTGTTTTGAGAAAATAGTATAAAAATTTTTAAAAAAAAGTTCTTGACTTTTTACACGGGATAATATATAATATATTCACGGGTAGAAAGTGGGTGGAAAATGAAAAAAATCGGACGACCAAAAAGTGATAATCCAAGAAATATAAGATTGGAAATTACTTTGAATAAAGATGAAAATGAAAAATTGAAAAGAATGTCAGAAACTTTAAAATTAAGTAAGACAAGTACAATTGTAAAAGGATTAGAACTTTTGGAAAAAGAATTGGATAAATAAAAAAATACCCTCTATCCAAAATGAACAGAGAGTATATAGATAATAGATATCTAACCAATACTATTATACTATATATTCTCTTAAAAAACAAATATTTTAGGAGGAAAATTTATGACACTTAGACAAGAACTAGGATTTGAAATTACAGAAAGTTTATTGGATGAACACAATCACAAGTTAAAATCAGCAAAAAAGGTGGTATTTGATTTATTAGAGGAAATGTATGCCATTGTTCCAAAGGATTTTACAGAAAAAGTATCGGATTTGGAAGATGCCTTGTGTGATTACTACACAGCGATAAAAAGAGAATACTACGAGGCTGGCTCAAACATAGACACATTGGTTCAAAGAAACTGTGAAAAAGAAGTTGCTGAAAAAGTGGCAAGAATTGAAAGAAAAAATATAGTATAACGGAGGATAAAAATGGAATTAATTAAAGTATTAGTGGAAAATCAAAACGGAGTATTAGTAACAACAAGTAATAGAGTGGCACAGGAATTGGGAGTAAAACATTATGATTTACTTGAGAAAATAGACGGATATATAAGTAAATTTAGTTCAACGGAACTTTCCGTTCAATTCTATATACCTAGTAATTACAAGGCTTTGAATGGTAGGACAGTAAAAAATTACTTAATCACGGAAAAAGGAATTGCACAATTGGTTGGAGGATATAATGCGTCAGTACCTATAGCATTTGATTTAAACGTGGCATACATCAATGAATTTGAGAAAATGAAAAAGGCATTAAAACAACCAAAGCCAATGTCAATACCTGAATTAATAGTAATGCAAGGGCAATGGATGGTAGAAGCTGAAAGCAGAATCAATAATATTGAGAACAATGTAATCGGACTTGCAAACACTATTGAAAATAACGACAAGAGCATAAAAAGATTGGAAAACAATCAAAGAAGAACAGTAACAAGCAACCATTTAACAGTAATAGCTTATGCTAATATAAAAGGAATAAAGCCAAAATCATATCACGCACCTTCGATAGGAAAGAAAGCGACTAAGATATGCAGGGAAAAGGATTTATTAATAGGAACAACGGTTGACAGCCGATACGGACTAATAAATACTTATCCTGTTGAAGTTCTGGATGAAATATTTTTTGAATAGTAATAGAAAGTTTGCTATACCAAATTGAAAATTAAATAGAAACATTAAATCACAGTCATTAATTTGATTGTGATTTTTTTTGTATGAAAAATAAAGAACAAGGAGTGATAAAAATGGATAAAATGGTAAAAATTTGGATAATTAACAAGGCAGTTGAGATGGTGAAGGGGAAAATTTACAAAAACGAGATTGTAAATAAGGCAAAGACAGGAGCAGAAAAATTTGACGCAATTGCAAATGGATTTTGGGAAAAATTGGAAAACTACGTTTTAAAAGAAAAAGAAATTGACAGAAAGTGGATTCCAAATTTTATCGAAGAAATTGGAGAAGACACAGTTCTAGCTTGCATAAAAGAATTAAAAACCAAGCTCGTTCCGTCCGAATTTATTCAACAAATTTTTGACTTTGAGAAAAAAGGAAATAAAAATATATTGTAGTAGCGAAAAGAGGACAAATTGTGGGGATAAATTTTGAAGAAGTAAAAGCTATAGTTGAGCTAGGTATAATGGGAGTTATAAGTTATACGTATATCACTCAGCAAAAGAAACTTTTTGAGCAGCAGGAAAAAGTAATAACAGTCTTAGCTAAACTAGAAAATCAGTTAAACAACGATTTTCTGAAAGGCAAAGGTCTGGAAATAGCTTTGATACTAAAAATACAGGATATGCGTTGGGCGGTGCAGAAACGTATTTTGAAGTATATAAAGAATAATCATTTAGAAGAAAACTGGGACGTTATCAGCAAGGAAATTAAAACGTTTTTCGATGCTAAAATGATTAACTTTGAAAGCGATATGCACGACATTATAGAAGAGACTACTTATAAGCTATTATCTAAAATGATAAAAGATGAGTTTGAGCAGACAAAAGAGATACTGCTTCATATCCTGGATGACTTGAAAAAGGAAGGTGTCAAAGAAAAAGATTTGTATGGAAAAGCGGCAAGGATTGTGGAAACGCACATGGAATCAATTGAAAATGAGCTTGTTGCTAAAATAAAATCGCTTATAAATTAAGATAGTCAGAAATGGCTATCTTTTTTTGTGGAATGAAAAATTTACAAATTTTTAATTTGCAAAAAAAGAAAATATTTTGTAAAATACTTAGGTATAAAAAGTCAGGAGGATAAATGTTAGAAAACCAAAGAATACCAAAAGATATTGTAAAAAACTTTAAAATAGATGGGGTTCATGCTTTAGAAGAGAATCACACAATTGCAATAAATTATGGATTAAGAAGACAACTAAGATTATATGATCCGGCAGACGAAAAAAATACCTTGTAATCCTAAGCGGCTGCTGAATCACAAGGTTATATACTAAAATAGTATTTGTCTTTCTTATATTTAAATTATATCATATTTTTTCAAAATGTCAATAAAAAAATGCGGAAACGTCACGGAAAACTTGCGAAATAAAAAATAAAGAGCCGCAATAGGCTCTTATTTTTCTATATTCTCAATAGCTGTTTCAACTTTAACTTTCAGAATTTTTAAATCCTGAATTTCCATCTCTTCCAGCTCAATTATTTTAATTTTCTTCAAATTTTGAATATCTTTTTCATCTAAGTTTTTGATTTTTAAATTTTTCATTTACGACTCCGTTATATTTTCAAGTTATCTATGATAAAATGAAAATGTAATATGTGATTTATAACTCTAGCAATACTGCGAATATTGTTAGAGTTTTTTGGTGCAAAATTACAATATACGCACAATATACAAATGAAACAAGAAATATTGATTTTATAGGTATTTGAATACTGTTAAAAATTCTCAAAAAGATAATTTTATTATTTTATACGCGAGAGTGTCCAAAATTTTGTGTAAATTCAAATATAATATATGGTACAGGATGGTATTTTTTATCATCCTGTTTAAATTCTTCCTTCAAAATAAATACTTAACTGAGAGTATATTTCTCCCCATCTTGGTATTCTTCCAGTCCATTTCCTTGTTGCTTCCTTTAAACTTAAATATACTGATTTCATTAATGCTTCATCTGTTAAATAAAATGATTTTGTCTTCGTATACTTTCTTAACTGTCTGTTCAGGCTTCTTATCGGGTTTGTCATATATATCAGCTTCCTTATCTTTGTATCATATTTAAAGTATGTTGTCAACTCATTCCAGTTGTTTCTCCAGGAATTTATCACTGCCATATCATATATTATATACTTTTATCCCATTTTTTTCAATTCATCCAATTTAAATTCTACCTGTTCCAAGGCTCAAATTTAGCATTTCTGTCTCTAGGAATATCTAAATTAAGGTTGCCGTACTCGCTTCTGACAGTATTTTTAGAATGACCGTTTCTAGCATTAGAAGTAATCTTATCTTAGAATATATCCCAATTCATGCTCAATTTCAGCTTCAAGCATAGTTTGAATAGTACCAAAAAGCAAATCCTTAAGCATATCCTTAATATCATTCGTATCTTTAATATCATAATTCTCAATTAACGTTTTAAAAATTTCATTGTTAATTTTCTTTTTAGCCATAACAAAAGCCTCCAAATATTATATAGCTATTTTACCATATATTATTTAGAGGTTTACACAAAAATTTTTACACACCCACAAATAAATTTAATCAAATTTTTAATTAACAAAAAAGAGGAAACCAGTTACACTATAATCACCAAATCCTATTGAAAGGTAGTTCCCTCTATGATTAAAATATCAAATTTTTCCTTACTCGTAAAGACTTTTTTCAAAAATATTTTTCCTTTCCAATTTCCGTTTGAACAGCGGTTTAAACTGTTTTTCACAAAAGTCTTTGAAACACTGTTTAAAGTTTATGCCAAAAGAGTTGATGATACCTTTTTTCATTCTAGTAAAAGAAAGGATAAATTTAAAAGCAGAGGATTTGTTAAAAGAACTGTTACTACTGCCTTTGGAAATGTCACTTTTGAACGTCGCAAATATGTAACAAGAAAACGGGAATTTACTACCACATTGATGAAAAAATTAGACTTAAGCGGTATAAACGGCTTTCTGAGGAGCTAATTTTTACTATACTTCTTGACATATCAATACACTACAGCCTCATTTATTGCACAGATTTATGATATTTCAAGGGCTACTGTGTATAAACCTCATTAATTCTTTTGAAATGCCGAAACTTGATATCGAAAGATTTGAAAAGGATGACAGTCCAGCAGTATACATGGAAATTGACGAGGACCATATGAAGTTCAGAAAAAGTAAAAAACATATATGAGGATGGTTGCAATAGAAGTCTGTAAGGACAGGAACAGATTCAATGGAAAAAGTAATAGAAATAGATTGTTTACCAGATATTGTTAATGAAACAGGAAAAGAAACAAATATTCCATATTTGAGAAATGGAGAATGTACAAAATGTGCAGGGTATTGTTTTTTCATTCATAATATCTATGATACCTCAAAACTGGGATTTTGTCTCAGTTTTTTTGTATTAAAAAAAGACCATCTCATAATTATGAGACAGCCCCAAAATTTATCAAATATGTCAACAATTAATCAATATGTACTCAAAAAATATAAATTTACTTTTCTTATAAGTAAAATTGATCAATTATCTTTAAATTTATTAAAATGAATATCATAATTATTTAATAATTAATGTACTTCCATCCATTTCAGCTGGTTTTTCCAGTCCCAATAAATCTAGCATTGTTGGAGTAATATCAGCCAGTTTTCCGTCTGTTCTCAATTTTACATCTTTCATATCGTTTGTGATGAAAATAAATGGAACAGGGTTTACAGTGTGAGCTGTGTGAGGTTCTCCAGTTTCAGGATTTACTAACAAATCAGCATTTCCATGATCCGCAGTAATTAATACCGCACCGTCTAATTCTAATACTTTTCTTACAATTTGTCCAGTACAGTTATCTACCGCTTGACAAGCTTGAATAACAGCATCTATATTTCCAGTATGCCCAACCATGTCAGGATTTGCAAAATTCAATACAACTGTATCAACTTTTCCAGTATTCAATTCTTCAAGTAATCTTTCTTTAACTTTATAAGCACTCATTTCAGGCTGTAAGTCATAAGTTGCAACTTTTGGCGAGTCAGAAAGCAATCTGATTTCTCCTGGATATGGTTCTTCTTTTCCACCGTTAAAGAAGAATGTAACGTGTGCATATTTTTCAGTTTCTGCAGTTCTTACTTGGATCAATCCAGCTTTTGATACAATTTCTCCAAATCCATTTATGATTGTTTCAGGCGGATATGCCACAGGTGAGCTGAATGTAGCATCATATTGAGCCATTGTAACAAAGTTCACTTTAGGATAAACTTTTCTTTCAAATCCTTTAAACTCAGGGTCAACAAAGGTTCTAGTCAATTGTCTAGCTCTATCAGGTCTAAAGTTTGCAAAAATCACACCATCTCCATCTTTAATTAATCCATTGTCTTTTGCACCAACTTTTACAGGTTTTACAAATTCATCTGTAATTCCATCTGCATAAGAATTTCTAATTGCTTCATCAGCTGTAGCTGCCAAGTTTCCTTCTCCAGAAGTTAAAGCATCGTAAGCAAGTTCCACTCTATCCCAATTGTTATCTCTATCCATTGCATAGTATCTTCCAACAACTGTAGCGATTTTTCCCACACCAAGTTCATCCAATGCTTTTTGCAGTTGTGCTAAATATTCCACTCCACTTTCAGGAGCAGTATCTCTTCCATCCATAATCGCATGAACATAAACTTCTGTAAGTCCTTTTTTCTTAGCCATATCAACTAATCCTATTAAATGTTCAATGTGGCAATGAACCCCACCGTCAGAAGTCAATCCTGTAATATGTAAAGCTTTTCCATTTGCTTTTGTAGTTTCCATAATATTTGATAACACTTCATTTTCTAAAATTGTACCTTCTTTAATAGCTTTTGAAATTTTTGGCAGCATTTGATAAACTACTCTTCCTGCACCAATATTTGTATGCCCAACTTCAGAATTTCCAAACTGTCCTTCTGGCAGTCCAACAAATTCTCCATCCGCTCTTAATTCAGTATAAGGGTACTCTTTAAGATAATTATTAAAATTAATTGGATGAGCTAATTTCACTCCATCAACTTGATTTTCATGATGATTCATTCCCCATCCATCCAAAATTATTAAAACTACTGGTCTTTTCTTCATAAGCATTCTTCCTTCCATTTTTTAAATAACTTTTTTCCTACATCTATTATACAAATTTTTTCTAAATTTATCAAGGAATTTAAAAAAAAATTTAGTTTTATCAAATTATTCATATCATATTTTAACAAAATATCTTTTTAAAAATAAACTTATACTAAACCCCATTTAAATAACGAACTTATTATAAACTTTTTTAGTAATGGATAAAAGCCTAATATTTTAATATA